ATTTAATGGAATAGTTGTTTGTGGTATAGGGTTAGTCATATTTACACTATTTGGATTTATATTTTCTGTCTCCATCACCACTTTACCAAGTTTTTCTAATGAAGCGGTTAATAAGTTTCCCATAGACGTATTACTATCAGATATTTTTTTAAAACTTTCAATAGCACTTTCAATACCTGACTTTAAACCACCATCAATTAAATTTGCAAGTTCCACACCGGATTTCCCTACAGACATAAATACATCATTAATACCCGCTTCACCTTTTACCGCTTTGGTTAAAGTATCAATTATATCCATTGATTGTTTGTCTATAAATTCCCTAATATCTTTTTGTGGTGTTGTAGTTGTAGCTTTATATACCGCTTGTGTACCTTTAACATACATATCAACAGTATCAGTAGCAGTCTTAGTAGCCGCAATCGCATATGGTATTTGACCACCTGCTCTTAACATTTCACGATTAATAGATTCCAAATAATCAACTTGTTCTTTAGCTAAATCTTCCATAGATTTTGGTTGAGCCATTTTTTCTAAAATTTCAAAATCTTCACGTGATAATTCTGTTACTGATTTTTCAACTTTTTCTCCTTTTTCGGTCATAAAATTAACTTTATATTCCCCACCTTTCATTTCAGACATATTAGAAACTAACATTTTTTGTTCTTCTGTCATAAAATCAGGAAATTTAATTGTACTTAGTTTTCTTTCTAATTCGGCACCACCAATAGACATTTTAACCATCTCATTGTATCCGATACCTAATTCTTTAGAAATTTCTTTTAATCTTCTAACTTCACCAGGTGCAATTTGGAATCTACCTTTTTCATTTAATTCAACAAAAGACCTACCTAACTCAGAAATTTGTTTTTGTAATTCTTCAGGGTCATTAGCCGATAAATCCATAAGTCTTAATGGATTTAACAACTCGGTTTGAGATACTCCTAATCTTTGTAACGCAGCGGCAGTTTGAATTGCTCCTTCAGGATTATATACTTTTTCAGAAAAATTAAAAACCTGATTCATATCAGTTCTTGTTGCCGTTGCAAATGCTGCCATTCTTGCCAAACCTTCAACACCATCTGAAAAATTATATTCATTTAATTTACCTAAATTATCTAATACTTTTTTAGAAACTACACTCGCATTAACTCCTATTTCTCTAGCACTATCAATAACTGATTGCATTTCAGTACTAACATTGTATAATGAAACACCAGCATTTTTAAAATCTTCAACAAGGATTGACGCGTCCTGACCTGAAACTTGAGCGGCGGCAAATAATTTGGCATAATTTTCTGAAGCCATTATTATATTCACACCTGTTGATTTACCTATACTTTCTTGTAAGAGCGCGATATCTTTGAATGTTTTTCCGAATACGGCAACGTCTTTAACCGCGTCCGCCATATTAACTTTTAATGACCCAATTGCCTCAGCACCAAGACCAAATGATTTAGCAACTTCTTTAGCCTTTAAATCAACTTCGTTGATTGTGTCAACAATAAATGCCATGTCAAGATTAGCCTTTAGAGTTTGTGCTAGTGTCGCTCCAAATTCTTCTAAAAATCCTTTTAATCCATCTAACGGGTTTCCATCTGCCATATTAATTCATTTTATTATAAATACAAAAAACCCCCGATTTTAAGTTTCGGGGGTGTTAATTTCTATTATTTTATTTACCAAATATTTTCTTACGTATGTTGGCATCATTGAAAAATCTTGGTATCCTGTTCTTAATACTTTCGCTAATAAGAAATATTCATCTATCAAATATTGTCTATAATCAGAAGAAAGGGCGAAAAAACTCAACCCCAAACGTAACGTTAGCTGTTACAAATTCTCCTGATGGGGCTAATATTTCTTTCTTTAAATCTAAAGATGGTTGATTGTCTCTGACAAAATTTCTGATATATTTAGAATCCGCAATAGGAAGGGTGTCAATAAATTTAGATATTGTTAATCTATCTGAACTACCATTAACCTCAATAATTTGTTTATTTAGTCTCCACGTCACAGTTGGAACAACCCTACCTTTAGGATAAGTTTTTTCCATATTACTTATCTCAGTATTATCCCCCAAAGTTAGAAGTCTTATTTTAACCACCGACTCTGATTTAGGTAACGTTAAAGTAAATGTACCATCATCATTAGGTTGAACTTTAGGTTGTTTTATGTTCAATTCGTCAAGGATTATTGTTGATGGGAATGGTTTTCCTGTTGATGGGTCCTCTAAAGTTACGTTATATTCAGGACCAAAGGATGTGTTTCTAAGAAAAATTAGAATCGCCTCAACGTCACCATCTAATAATTCATCTGGTCTTAAATCATGTTCATATAGTTTATTTCTAATTAAATTCATAATTAGATTATCTCTATCGTTTGTTAAACCGTTGATGATTACATTTTCATCATTAGCCGTTAAATAACCTACTTTAACACTAGATTTTTTTGATTTATAAAATCTACCACCCGAAGGTAATTTAACGATGTCGTGTGGTAAATTAAAGTTTTCCGTTGCCGCTTGGTATAATGATTGGTCCATTATCGTTTTTTATTTTTTTAGTTTTATGTCTATTATTAAATTCTTCTTCAGTTTGGAAGATTTTTCCACATGTATTACAAGTAAATCCTGTTGTTTGTTCAAATTTTTCCATAATAAAAAAGTCCCATATATTAATATATGAGACTTTTAAATATTGTAAATGAAAAATTTTAGTATACTAAAATACAACGGTCCATACGTAATGTCGCTGAAATTGTTGCTAAAGCATCTGTGTTATAAGCCAATGAATCGAAGTTTACATCAGATAAGAAAGTACCTTCTAAAATCCATTTCTCAACAACAACACCTGTTGGGTCTAACATTTCTAAATCAACATTCTTTTTATAACCCGCAGCGTAACCCATACGACCTGTAACTGTTTCAGCACATAAACGAACCCACTCCATTAAGGCTTGTGAAGCGGAAGGACCAATTGGGTCTCTAAATTTAACATTAATTACACCCCAAGTAAATCTACCTGCAACATATGTTGAGGTGTTAAGGAATGGAATTTCTACAGGATTAATAGTAATGTGTGGTCTAGCCGTAGATTCTACAAACCATTCATTAATACCTAAAGTTGAATCAAAACGAAGAATAAATCTATTCTGTCTTTTGGGTTCATAAGGTATCGGCATTTTCATTAGTAAATCAGCCATCGTATAAAGTTTTTAATTTTTTTAGTTTTATTATTATAAATATCGTAGTTTATTTTTTTTCTATTTACTTTGGTTTTTTTTTAAATAAACTCCAGATATAATTATCTAGTTAATATGGTTTTTTAATTCCTCCTGCTGTTGAAATTGTTTTTATTATATTTTCTGGGTCAGTTTCAAAATGTTTTTTAACTTTTTCTAAATTTCTTAGGTCATCGTCAGAAAAACCTATAGTAGGTACGAAATTATTAGAGATTCTATTTTTAAGAAAAGCCTTCTTTTGTATGTATTTAGATATCTCTTTAATATAATTAACAAATTCTTTTAATGCATTTATTTTACCTTCCTCTGGGTTAGAAGCACTTCCTTCACCATATGTTACAGGATAAAAACGACACATATCAAGATATTCATCAATCATATCTTTTTTAGATGTTATCTCTTTATCCGCCAAGTCTCTATATTTTTCTAAATTTTTAACTAATTCGTTTGAATTAATTCCCATATGATTTGAAATAATCATATTATATACAGCTTCTCTCATTACACTTGGGGTATGACCTCTTGCGGTTACTATTGAAAAAATTGAACCGTTATTAATCGCCTCTACGAAATCATTCCACGCAGGACCTGGTTTAGCTAACATAGAATCAATCACAAATTGTTTATCTCCCTCAACTCTAAAATTTCTAAAAGGGTTATCCGCATAACCTACAATAGTATGACCATCATATTCAAAGGGTTCAGTACCAATTTGTAATCTATGATGAGCGAAGTCTTCAGTTGACATTCCAACCTCATCACCGTCTTCATCTTTTACAATAATTTTTGTCGGCATTGTTAGAATATTATCATCCCAATCAAATGCGTAGTATTTCATATCCGGAGTTCCGGTATCTGTAAATCCTTCTTTTATGTTATTTTTTATCATATTAAATTGGCTAAAAGGTGGATTAGTTTTACCTAACCCACCTTATAATAAATATTAGATATTTTCAAACGACGCTCCTGTTGGAGTTATGTAGAATGTGATATCAATGAATTCTAATGACCTAGTTGGTTTAATGTAAATTTTACCTGTTAATTGGTTTCTGTCTAAGTCCGCAGTGTCTGAAGAAACTGTTACTCTAAAGTCATATAGACCTCTATCTCTTCTAATTGCGTCCAATATTGGATTAACCGCGTCTAAGAAATCTTGTCTAACTTTTTGGTCGTTCTGTTCAAATAACAATCTAACTGAAACCGCTGAAATTAATTTACGAGCTTGTAATAATAATCTTCTCACGTTAATTCTATCAAGTGCCGATTCTCTAACTTGTAAAGTTTTATTACCCCAAATTACCGTACCCACATCAGTGAAAGTTGCGATAGGGTTAATTCTACCTTTATAAAGAGTATCTCTATCTTCTTGAGTTAATTTTTTACGAGCCTTAACCGCATTTACTATACCACGAGTGTAACCCGCTGCCGCGAACCAAGGGAACGCAATGTTATCAGTTAACGCTAAATTTCTAGTAACCTCAGCGGTTGCCGGAATGTAAATCTGTGTATTATTAACCGAATCACGAGTTAATACCCAAGGGTAGTAAGTTGCCGTATAGTTAGAGTCTATTCCTGTATTATCTAAATTATCGACCGCTTCTTGTGGGTAAATTAATTCTGTAGACTCACCAACTGTTGTTGTAAACATATTGTAGTCAGGTGTTGTACAAACATATAATGAATCCGCTCTATCAAATTCAATCATTTCAATTGCACTTTCCACAAGATTTGAGTTGTTTACATAGTCTATACCAGGTGTAACAAATACGTTGATATTAACCGCTTCAGGATTTGCAAATGTTCTTTGTCCTAATAAGTAAGCGTAGTAGTCAGTATTTGCGTAATCTTGTGTATTATCACCAACTGTAATTTGTTTAAACGCTCCCCATCCAGTTGCGTTAGGATATTTTATAGAAGGACAAGCTCCTTTTAAGTATCCTGATTTACCAATAACGAATCTATCACCATTAGTTCTATATTCTCTGTAGATATCCCATCCGTCAAAACCACCCGCAACAGATAACGTGAATTTACGAGCGAATAATCTGTAGTAAGGGTTATCAGTATCTTCAGGTTCGCTTGAGAATGGAGCCGCCCCAACAAAAAACTCTGCAGTTCCGCTTGTTGTAAACGAATTAGGTATTGTTATACCACTAGCTCTACTATCCATGTGGAAACCACGTGTTCTATAATTCCATTCATTTCCTGTTGTAGATGTACAAATATTAAGTGGTAATTGTTTACCTTTGTAAGAGAAGAAATCAGGGTCATAACCAATAGTATCTGAAATACCTAAATAAGTTCTTCTAACATTATCACCAGCACTTGATGTTGCATCATCAGAACCTGTAGAGGTACCAAATGGTGGGTTATAGATAACTTCACCAGGGAAATCGTATTTTGTTTTGTAGATTGGGAATGGTGGTGTTGCACCTTCGTACTCTCTAATATTATAACCTAAGAATCCACAAGGTAATGCGTCTGCTGGAGCGTCCTCATTCATCTCAACCATAATGTATTTAGAGTTTAACGCAAATTCACCATTTGATGTACCAACTTTTATAGCTATAAAGTTATTTTCATTTGGATTCATTGAACAGTTCGTAAATTTCTCTAAAACTGTCGGTGAATTATCTGTATCAAAATAATCACGTACAAGTATGTCAAAAGTACCGTTCGCAAATGAAATATTAGCGATAGAAACTTTAACCTCTGTGTTTGATGAATTACCATCAGAAATTGTGATAAATTTAAATAAGTTATAAACTTGATTACCTCTAAGTTCTGAAACTACCCAAGGGGACTGAGCCGATTGATATTGTTCTAAATACCAAGCGATTGACGTTGGGTCCGCTCCTTGTCTTGCGTCAGGTAAAGAAATTAATGATGAACTAATACCTCTTATATAACCTTTTCTCCAACCGTAATTTAAGAGTGTCATAAATCTTTCTTCAACAAATAAAGGAACTGTTTGACGAGGTTTAGAGAAGTTAGAAACTCCAAATACTTTTGGTAAGTACTGAGACGCGCTGTTTGAGAACGAAGTTTCAAAGAATAATGTTTGACCATCATTATTTACCACATTAATTCCAAATGTTGCGAATGGGTTTTTAGTTGATGCTGAGTACACACCTGTTGTTACTAAAGAAACATCCGATGTTCCTGTAACTTCGTATACTGCTCCATTATCGGAACTATAATTAGCCACACCACGAGAACGTAATGTTGATAAAACTAAATCATCATAATCAAGGAATGGAGTACCTGAATAAACATATAATTTACCCGATAATGTACCTTGATAACATACTTTAATACTACCTACATTCTGTGTACCCTCACTTGTAAATGTACAAGGATTACATGGGTCGTTAACAACAACGTTAACAGTCCATTCTTCAGTAACTGTTCCATCATTAGAAACTACCTCTATAACCGCAGTACCCGAACTAAATTGTATTGTTGAAGAACCATTACCGTATACAATAGAACCATTAACTGTGATATTTTCAGGTTCAGTACACGCTGAATATGTAACATATAGAGGACCTAAGGTTGTACCTTGAGGTAAACAAACATTAATTGTGTTTGAGTTGTAATTTATAACCCCGTTATTACCATCTACTGCAAATGAATAGAAACTAGCACAGTTATTTGAAGTTGATGTAACTTCTAAACTACTAATATTAGTATAGAATGAATAACCTGAATATCCACCAACTGCGTGTGAATTATTATCAAATAACGCGTAATACCAAGGGTCATTATTTGAGTCGGTATAATCGTAACCTGTAGATGAATTACTATCAGTACCAAATACGTTAGTTTGTGCAGTATATCCTGATAGAGTATTATAATCTTCACCATCAATTACACCATAATAATATATTGATGTTGCTGATGTTGCACCTTCAGATGTTATTGCGTCAAATATTTGTTCATCAAAATTACCATCAATTGTTGTAGTACTACCGTTGAATAATTCAAATGGTGTTGATAATTTACTTAAAATTTGAGCAGGTATCTGAGTAGTGTCAGTGAATATAATACTGTTAATATCATCTGAACA